CAGTTCAATATGATACCAACCAACTTCAGTGTGGCAGGCGTAAACAATATAGATCTCCAGGTTGCATTTCAATTTACAACTGGCACACCAACGGCATCCAGTCTCAGCATTACTCTATATTTCGAATAGTCTTGAATGGCTAAAACGAAGTTAGGTTCTAACGCCATCTTTAGCGGTCCTCAAAAGGGGCTTTCTATGATAGGAAGTCATTGCTACGCTTACAGTGGTCCTATTCTCTCAACGGGAAGTGACGGTGCAGATGATCAGTTGCTTAGTTTCAATACTGGTAAAGGATATATCATTGCAGACTGTATATTCCAAAATGACATAACCAGTGGTTCAAATACTTATTTTGAAATTAAGTATAATGGTCAAACGGTAGTTCTCAATAAAGAAGCAAGCAGTAGCATCACCGAACCCTGGACATGGATTATATTAATCCCTCCTTTAACATTTGTTGAGATGGGATGGGGAACACAAAGTGGTGTCACTAACTTTAAAGGAACTGTTAGTATCTCTGGCAAAGTTTATGCATGACCCTAGGCCCTTCTAAGTCCGTTTCTAGGGCTAAAGACGGTAAAATCTACGGTTGGTCTGGTTCTTATGCTCTAACCTCTGGAGCTGTCACTCTCTTAAGTTATACGAATCCCTCAGCATTTTATTTAACCAGGGTAACTTTAGGGATTGATTGGAGTGCTATTTCTGCTGGAGAAGTTTTATCCTATACGATCAACGTTGACGGACAAGCCTTATTCGTTGAAAAACTGGTTGTAGCTGCTGCCAATATCGGACAACAGCCCAAGATGTTTGAATTCATCATCCCACCAAACAGCACAGTTAAGATTCAAGCCACAGAGAGCGCTAACAATGGGGCTATATCGTGCATATTAACGGGGTATCGAGTCTAATGGTTAAGAAACCAGAACTACCAGATATTAATTGGGAACTTATCACCCCCGAATTAATCAAAGTATTTACCCCATTTATCCAGGCTATCGCTTGGCTTGGATTATCCAAATTTGATAAACGAGTTAATGCCATGAATAACCTGATTGCTATTGCCGAGGTGGTCCCTGCTGTAGATTTGAATCTACCAAGGGGGATAGTTTTGGCTGCGATGTATGACAAAACAACCGACGCCCTAAAAATGATGGCGGATTTATTAGACGTTTTAGAAGATATACCAGAAAATTTAAAAAACTTAATCAAGGATATGATAGATGAATCTAAAGCAGCAACGACGGACATTCTTGACCCAGTAACGGAAGCATCACACGAGTATCAAACGGCCCTGAGTGATTGTATAGCTGGCGCACAAAAACAATTAGGTACTGGTTCTGGATATAGATTTGGTGGCCCATTGTGGGTGGCGTCATGTATGCTTCAGAAAGGATTTAAAATCTCTGTAAAATACGCAGAGAGTAAATTATAATGACAGATCAACTATTTTTTTTGGTTTGGTTTCTGAGCTTTGGATTATACTTGGTAATTTACACTTGGTGGATACCGCTAAAAACCCAAAAAAAAATAGAGTCCTGGTTAAAGAGTAGCGAATCTGACAAAACTCTGTTAATGTCGTTAGATGTGATCACTAAAAAAATCAGAGAACAGATGTTAATTGATTTTGAGGAATTTATGTTGCCACAAGCGCGTGAGAGCCTTAAAAAATTCTGGGCTGGTTCCATGGGTGCCGCCGCGAAAGAACTTAAAGGTTCTGAGGAGGGTTCTCAACTTTCGATGTTGCATAGTATGACTCAAGATTTATCAGGTCAACCTTGGTATATACAGGCCCTTGCTTCTAAAATGTTACCGATTATCACGGAAGCAGCTAATAAGCACTCTACAAGCACTACTAAGCAGATTTTAGACATGGGATTGCAAAAATAAGCAAACTAAAAGCCTTAGAAACGCAGAATACCCCCTATTTCACGCTCAGAAAAAGGAAAAGCAGCTAAAATAATATGTAAATTATTCCTTTTTAGAAATACGAAAGCTTCTAGAACAGTTTTTGTTTTCTTTTCTTTTCTTTTCTTATTGGGTTATAATAATATTATTAAGTAGGGTTCGCTATTGCTAAATCATGAGTGACGAACCAAAAGTTGGCAAGACTTTCACAATTGACATGAAAGTTAACGCCTGGCTACATTACCACGCTAAGGAAACCAAGAGATCTCAATCGTATATTGTTAATGCTCTTTTGAATGCTGCTAAAAGACGAGCAGAAACTTGGATATGTTCTAAATGTGGGGTCCCTAATCACATTGATAATAAATCTTGTTACACTCTTACAGATGGCGAGTTCTGTAAAGGTGTGAAAGCATGAAGGATGTATTAGCTATGATTGATTGTTCGGTCTGCGATGCTGTAGTGCCTAAAGCGAAAGCAACGTTACAACTTTACATAAATGATTACAATCCAACAACCAATGAAATATGCGTTACTGAGATTATTTTATGTCGTAGGTGTTACCGTGCCAAACAGCAATAGAAGCCCTGCGCGATGTATTCGTTGTGAAGCAATGACCCGTTCTTATATTGGAGAAAAGAATCTTCATGGCTGGGTAATGTGTAAACATTGCTCTAAAGCATGATAGCAGACGTTGATAGTAAACACTGTCCAGATTGTGATTTTAAATTATTCAAAAAGATAATAAAATGGCCTGAAGTGTTTGAGGCTTATTGGTGCAGACGATGTAAAATGGATTTCTTTATTGATCAGGTTAAGATTATTCCCCGAAAAAGTATCTTTTTAGGATATGATGAAAAGGGAAAACCTCAATTCAGAGTAGTTCGCCTATTTACCCAAATAGATAAATAGGCAATTCTCCTAAATGGGGATGTGGCTAAGCCTGGACTCCCTAAGAAGTATGCCCGAATGGGTTTCAAAAAGGGATGGCGCGCTTTTAAAGCTTCAAAACGCTCTACACAAAGAAAGCGCACAACCAGGACTGGCGCCGTCCGTAAGACAGCGCGTCGGGCATTTGTTCGCAAAAGTAATCCAAAAAGGAGAAATATGAGAAAATCAATCCCCCATCCGTCGATAACTGGGATGGCTAGCGGCCTCGCAATAGCAAGTTACCTAAATTCAGGTCGTTCTATCGGCCGAGAAGGGGGTACTAAAATGACTGAAGGTGTAATCAAGGACATTACAGATGGTCAATTAGGGGTTGCATTCAATACCCTCGCAGGTAACGCAATTGATATGATAGGAAGCGATACAGGGCGTAAGACATTAGTTACTGCTGGAGGCATTGCTCTATTGGGAGCATTTGCCAGAAAGCAGTTTCCACAACTAAAACTAGGAGGATCGAAACTTTTCTTTCGATTGTGATCTAAAATGGTAACAACAATAACGAGAACATTTGACAGCACGCCCACGGATAAGACCTATTTTTCGCTTACGGATAACATGTCATCCGCTTCGCTGGGGAATATTCAAACGCCCCAAAATTCGCAGAGAATTTCTAGAATCGACGTAGCTGTCGATGCCCCAGATACGAAAGGCTTTGTCCTGGCATGTCGTTTACTTGGGTCTAATATGAGTGAACAGAACCTGACCTTAGCTGGTTCTTGCGGAGATGTTGGGGACGCAGGCGGTACTGCTCAGTTCAATATGATACCAACCAACTTCAGTGTGGCAGGCGTAAACAATATAGATCTCCAGGTTGCATTTCAATTTACAACTGGCACACCAACGGCATCCAGTCTCAGCATTACTCTATATTTCGAATAGTCTTGAATGGCTAAA